CCCATTATATTGTGGATAACTTTGTGGATAACTTTTTCCCCATTGTGGATAACTGTGAAACATCGTATTTTATCACGCCGATGTTTCACACAGACTGACAGCGTTAGCATGATGTCGAATAAATGTTCGCCCTGCCGGTCCCCGGACATAAAAAGACCCCTCCGTAGAGGGGGCCATATACTTAAGTATATTATGCATCCGGCGCTGCGTCCAGGAACCGTTCAAACAATTCAGTCTCAAGGTCAAGCAAGCACTCGAATTCTTTAAAGGTTAATGTCGTGTCGTGACATATCACTGTTCTGATTTTCGCAATGTCGTTATTATAGTTTCTGAGTGTTTCGGCGAATGTGCAAACGTCGTGTTTATAGGCGTTTATAGCATCCTCGTAGACGTCGATCAACTGCTTGATGTATTTTCTCATTTGTGTATCCTCCTCAGTTTGCGCATATCTTGGCTACAAGAACATTATAAACGATTGTGTTTATTAAGTCAATCTTTACATAGTAAATATTTTAGTTTATAATCAACCTGAGAGGAGGTTATTATAATGTCATTATCTGAAATCTTAAAAACTGCGATGGTAGCAACCCGGACCCCCGCGCGGTTATGCGCTGACGCTCTAGGCCTTTCACCTCAGAATTTCGGCCAGAAACTTAAGCGGGATACTCTTTCGTTGAATGATGTGATGAAAGCGCTTGCGGCGTGTAAGGTGTCGCTTCGGATCGGCGTCATCATTGACGGCGAAGAGAAATATTGTTATGAATCATACTATGCCGAGAATACAGACTCTGATCCGGAGGTGTAAATTATGGCGAAATATAAGGCTATATCGTTTGAGGATATTGAAAGCCTCGCGGCCCGCGCTGCGGGTGGCGACTCGGCCGCCCTGGCGGAACTCGGCCGCTTAAATAGTAAGTACGGCCGAACTGCTAACGAGCGTATGCGATCGCTTGAAAGAAAAGGGCTTGAAACCGGAGCATATCGACGGGCCGTCGAAGAGTTGGGCCGTCCGCGTTTCTCCCAGGCGAAGACGGGCGATGCTGAAACGCTGCTGCGATCTCTGGAAATGGTTACGAAATTTCTAAACTACCAGACCTCGACCATCTCCGGCGAATTGGAGCGCCGGTCAAACATTCTTGAAGGGATGGAGCGCGCTGGGTATAACGTCGGCTCCGATCGGGCCGCGTTCCTCCGCTTTTTGGAGTCGGATGCCTGGAACGAAATACGTGGAATGTTCGGGAGTAAGGACGCGATGCAGCGCGTATCTGACGCTATGGAGCGCGGCGGAAATATTGACGACCTTGTTAACAGCTATAACGACTTTCAAAAAGGCGAATCTGATGCCGAAGATATTCTACAAGTCTGGGACGGGTGGGTAGAAGAAATATGAAACGTATAAATGTCGAAACGGTTAACGGAATGAGCGAGGAGATAATTTATGATCCGGCTGAATGGGATTATCATAAGTATGTTTTTTCGCCCACCACGTTAAAGCATGGGATACGTTATTATGAAATCCCGTGCGCGTTCGACATTGAAACTACGTCTATAACCCAGGGCGAAGAGCGGCCATATGCTTATATGTATCAATGGCAGTTTTGCATGGGCGATGATGTTTACATGGGCCGGACCTGGGAGCAGCTTACTAATTTTTTCGATGTTATCTCGTACCATTTACAATTAAATCACAACTTCCGTTTGCCTGTTTACGTTCATAATCTTTCTTTTGAATTTCAATTTATGCGGCGTTTTTTCTATGTGACAGATGGATTTTATCGAGATATCCGGAAGCCACTAAAAGCGCTTTTGAATGATTCCATTGAACTGCGGGACAGTTACGCGTTGTCTAATATGAGTCTCGCGAAGTTTTGCCAAAACACAGCGAACGTCATCCACTACAAACTTGTTGACACCTACGACTATTCCAAAATCAGGACGCCGGAAACTCCACTCACAGAAGAAGAACTCGCCTATTGCTATAATGATGTCCGGGGACTCGCGGAGTGTATCCGGGAATATATGCGCGTTGATTCTCTGGCAATTATTCCGATGACCTCCACCGGTTTTGTTCGGCGCGACTTCCGGCGGAATTACGGGAAAAATAAAAAGTTGCGTCAGTATTTCAGGGAAACTCGATTAGATGCGCACCTTTACACTATGTGTAAGGATGCTTTCCGCGGAGGCGACACCCACGCTAATTTATTATGGGGCCGCCAGACGCTCCACGGTATTCACTCTTTTGACATAAAATCGAGCTATCCGGCCTGTATGATGATGGACCGTTTTCCCATGGGGAAATTTTTTAAAATTGCGGCATCCACCTACTACAATCGCGATATGTCAGAATTTGCGTTATTGATCGAGTGCCGGTTTGAAAATCTCAAATACTGCGGGGCCTGCGGAAACCCATACCTGCCATATTCCAGGTGTAAAGCGGTGTCAAAAGATCGGGTGATAGATAACGGGCGTATCCTTCGCGCGGAGTTGGTCCAATGTGTGCTAACTGATATAGATATGGAGATTATGAAACATGAATATATCTATACCGGTTTCTATGTCCGCGAAGTCTGGGCGTCTAAATATGGCCCTTTGCCGGTTGAATTTAAAAATACCCTGATGGATTATTTCAGGGCAAAAACAGCGCTCGATGGAAATAAGGCGGCATACTACGAGTACGCGAAAAGTAAAAACCGTCTTAACTCCGCGTATGGAATGATGGTTACAGATGTCTGTAAACCCATCGTGGAATATGTCCACGGTGAATATCTGACGCGGCCGCTCGATATGGATGAGGCGTTAAACAAGTATTATAAATCGCGAAACAGCTTTCTTTCTTACCAGCACGGCGTATGGGTGACAGCCAACGCGCGTCTCCGCCTCCGCCGGGGCCTCTGGGTCGTCGGGCGTGATAACGTTTATGACGATACAGACAGTATCAAATGCCGGAATGATCACAGCGCGGATTTCGCAATGCTCAACGAGGAGAACAAACGCCGCGCCGTGGAGGTTGGCGCGTATGCGGAGGCTCCGGACGGGAGTATAAAAATTATGGGGACCTGGGAGGAGGAAACGCCCCCGGAAGGTTATGAGGAGTTCCGGACCCTGGGCGCGAAAAAGTACATTGTAAAGTCCGGCGGCCGGTACTACTCCACTATCGCGGGAGTAAGCAAAAAAGCGGGTGCGGAGTTTTTCAACCGGAAGGGGATCGACGCTTTTGAAATTGGAACCGTGATTGAGCGTTCCGGCCACCTGGTGGCATATTATAACGATGATGACATACACAAAATTACTGTCAATGGTTGCACATTTTCCACCGCATCAAATACAGCGCTCATAGATGACACATACACCATAGGCGTAACAGGGGAATATCTCGGACTTTTGGAAAACGCCCTTGCAAACAGAGCAGATATAGAGTAAACTAATTTATGTACCACCTTAACAATCATGCTAAAGAAAAGGAGAAAAGACAATGGCACTTAAAACAACTGTGACAGAAACCGGCGGCCGTGAACTTTCCAAAAAGGAACTCGCAATTATCAAAACATCGCTTCAGTCCTGCGTTGAACTTTCCGAAGCTACTTCCGGCGACAACTGCGTATCATTCTCCGTGGGAGCGTATGCCGTACTGGACATTGAAAACGACCGGAGCAAAGGTGACAAGGAATACAGAAAGATCGTGATTATTGACGACCAGACCGGCACGATGTACATCACCGGCAGCCCTTCGTTCATGGAGAATTTCCGCGCGATCATGGACGCGATGGAGGGAGAGGACCCGACCACCTGGGGGCTTGAAGTCTTCCAGATGCCCTCTCAGACGTACAAGGGCAAGAACTTTATCACTTGCAAGGTGGTGTGATATGAAAGCAAACGAAACAAAAGCAGCTTTTATGAGTGCACGAGAAGCAATCCGTGACCGCGAATTCTTTGTTGAAAATCTGGGTGTTCTTCTTTCCCAGACGCGCGAGTATGTGTGTAAATGTGAACTCATTGACGCGGAGAAAGCAACAGAACATGTTAACGTCATTTTTAAAAACGGCGTAACGCGCCGGATTGAAACAAGCGGAGATAGTTACGCGGCGATCATTAAAGACGTGATGACGGTATTTTAAATGGAGTATTACGAGATCAAAAACAGAGTTGGGAAACTCCGGCCGGTCTCGGTGATAATTGGCGGGCGCGGAATCGGGAAAACCTATTCCGCGCTTTCCTATTTGCTCGAAACCGGTAAAAAGTTTATGTACTTGCGAAATACAGATAAGCAGATGCAGTTATGTGCATCTGCTTTCGGAAACCCATTTAAAAAGGTCAACCAGGATCGGGAGCGGGATGTGACCATGAAAGCGGCCGGAGAGATTTACGTCATCCGGGACAATGACGCGGAGGAGATTATAGGATACGGCGCTGCGCTCTCGACTTTTGAAAATATGCGCGGCGTGGACCTCTCAGACGTCGAACTCGTTCTATTTGATGAGTTCATTGAAAACCGCAAGCTGTCTTTTAATCAGGGGAAAGCGTTTCTTAATTTTTATGAGACTGTGAACCGAAACCGTGAATTAGAGGGGCGTCCGGCGCTTATCTGTATCCTGCTTTCCAACGCTCAGAGGCTGAACAATCCCATATTGGCAGAGCTTTCCCTGATTCCGGTCATCGAAAAAATGATAAATGCCGGAGAGACGATGACCGTCACGGACGACTATTTTATTGAGCTGCCCGTGTCGGAAGTGTCGGAGGAAAAGAAGGAAACCGCGCTTTATCGCATGGCGGCCGGAAGCGCTTACGCCGATGAAGCTATAAAAAACCTGTTCGCGAACGACTCTTTTTACAATATCAAAAAGCAGCCCCTGGCGGAATATCGCGCGGTTTGCGCCCTGGATGATATCTACATATACCGGCATAAGTCGCGGGATACCTGGTATTGCTGCCGGTCCCGCGCGACGTGTCAGGTGTTCAATAGTAGGGATCAGGGCGCCGCGTTCAATAGGCGCTACGGGCCGCAACTTCGAAACGCGTTAGTTTCCGGAAAAGTCTTTTTTTCCGAGTTTGTAATAAAGTATGATATTGTTGAAAAACTGAAACTGTAGTATCATTATTATGAGGCCGGAGCCGCAGACAAAGCCCGGGAGGGTGCGGTTGGCTTGTCACCATTCCGGCCTCCACCCTAAAGGAGAAGAAAATGACACCCGAAGAATTACAGGCGCTTGTTGACCAACAGACACACAGTATCGAAGATTTGACCGCGGAGCGGGACTCTTTCCGCTCAGAAAATGACACGCTGAAAAACCAGCTCGCCGCCGCGCGCGAAGAACTGCAGAAAACGAAGGAACTTAACTTCACGTTGTCGCGCCGGATTGACGGCGGGAAGAAAAAGACCCTCGAAGAAAATCTCGCGGAGGTGTTCGGATGAAATTTGCGAAGCAGCTTACTAAAATGGTTGACGCCGGATTGGGCGAGGAGGTAAAGCCCCCGCGCAGCGGTGTCGCTGTAGGGAATGAAATGGCCGTTATTGACTCACTCATAGACGATGTCGAAGAACTCCAGGAGGATGTAACTGGCCTTCAGAGTGATGTAACCGATCTCCAGGCGGCCGATGCTGATTTAAAAAAAGCAATAAGTGAGTTAGATAGCAGAGTTTCCACCCTTGACGGTCTGTATCCAATAACGCTTGAACCGGGGAACATCGGATATGGATGGAGTGCATTAACTTTTTCAGACAGTACAACCCGTATGCGCACACCGCAGAATGGCGGCGTTCCCGTTTCCGTTGGCGATATTGTCACTATGGGAGACTGGACTGGAAATGCTTTCTATCCGATAATCTACGAGAGTGACGGCCACTATCATAACTTCGGCGGGTGGAAGACAAGTGACTTTGAAATCCCGGACAATGGAGTCCTGTATTTCACAATTCGGAAAGACCCTGAACGGGCTTTGACTGAATCTGATGTATTCGAAATCTTTGTAAAAAAGCTTGACAGAATTTCCGAATTAGGGGAGCGTGTTACAACCCTTGAAACAGAATCGTTAACTCTTAGCAGTGACATATTGGAACTTAAGAGAAATAAGCGGGAATCCGTGTTCCCCGTCCTTGTATCTCATGGGGGGCTTGCTGGACTTTATCCCGAAAACACCGTCCTTGGTGTGCTTGGTGCTAAAAAGTACGGTTACACCATTACGGAAGCAGACCTTCGCATCACGTCAGACGGGCATTTTGTGATGTGCCACGATGAAACGGTTGACAGGACTACAGACGGCACTGGCACAATCGCTTCTATGACATTAGCGGAAGTTAAGGCTTGTAATATTGATAAGTGGGGGGCATATACTTACGATACATGGACGTGGGATAACTTAAAAATCCCAACACTTGAAGAGTATTTGAATGCTTGCATTTGGTGCGGCATTACCCCCATGATTGAAGCTAGAGATTTCACCGAAAGTCAGCTCGATTCCCTGATTGCAATCCTGAGACAGTATAATCTTGAGGATGTAGTAATCGTGGAGTCTTTTACCAAAGCAACGATAAACTATCTCCGCTCAAAGTCATCAGTGCGGTTGGGCGCGCTCCTTGATGCAACGGAAGCAAATGTAGATTATTGTAAAGGGATTGGAAATTGCATACTCGCAATCAATGCCACATCAGCAGACCCTACATCGGCGTTTATGGAGTACGCAAGCGCAAACAGTGTCCCCATTGCCGCATGGACGGTGAACGCAATCGAGCGGATACAGTCCCTTGCGTTGCTTGGTGTATCTCTGGTAATTACTGACCTCGCCGTATATGGCAATGACCTGTCTGAAATGTATTGCACGGCATATCATCCGATAAGTGATATCAACAGTGATGCCGCTGACAACTGGGGGTTCCGGTATTATGTTGGGGATATGCTTACCTCGTGGAGCATAAGCGGAACTCCGCTTAAAACCATAGCAACGCTTTCCGCAGAAATCTACTATGACACAAATAAACCAATGCTTAGGCTCTGCGGCGAAAATGTTACACTTGCAGATAAACCGGGCGAATGGCAGACTGTAATGATATCAAGGCTTATATCGATGCTCTCAACCCTCGAGACAAGCGCGTCGCTGTCTCTCAAACTTGCCGAAAGCGGGAATGTTAAAATGAAAAATGCGGTTGTAAAGTTTTACAATGTCTGATTACCGAAATGGATATGCAACATAACTCTCCCGATAAGGACACTTTAAATCAGAATATGAGGAGGTAAATAATGGATACAAATCAGGTATATGATATTATTAACGGAATTGTAGAACAGGCACTCGGTGATGATCAGCTGACCGCAGTTGATGCCGCCGGTCTGGTGCAGCTGGGTAACGCGGTGCTGTCATCCCAGGGCAACACGGAGGCGTTCCTTAACACGCTTGTACAGCGGATCGGGCGCACTATCATCAGTTTCCGCAAATACACAAACAAACTGGGTGACATGGTCCTCACTGATTTCGAGTGGGGGATGATCCTGCAGAAAATCAAGGTATCTATGCCGGACATGGTCGAGGATGCTGCATACGATCTTACGGACGGTGAGAGCGTTGACCACTATGTTGTGAGCAAACCGAAAGCCACACAGAAACTCTTTGTTTCTCGCAACCCCTACTCGCTTTATATCACCATTTCCCGAAAGCTGCTTAAGGAGGCATTCCTCTCTGAATCCGCTATGGGCGGATTCCTGGCGGCCGTGTTCGGTGAGGTCCAGAACAAAATTGAACTTTCTTATGAAAATCTCGGCCGCCTCTGCATGGCCAACTATATCGCAGAAATCGGAAATACCGGGCGCGAAATTAAGCTGCTGACCGCCTACAAGGGCGTTAACCCGGACGCATCGGCGATGACTCCGGCCGGAGCGATGATTGACAACGGTTTTCTGAGATATGCGGCCGGCCGGATTAAGCAGTACAGTAAACGATTCACTGATATGTCCATTCTGTACAACGATGGGACAGAGACGCGGCATACTCCGTTCGAGGACCAGCGCCTGCGGATTCTTTCTGAATTTGAAACCGCGATGGAAACACAGGTAGAATTCGCGGCGTATCATGATAAGTTCGTTTCCCTTCGCGGAATGTACTCATCTATCAACTTCTGGCAGTCCGCCCAGACTCCGGGGAGCATCAAGGTAAACCGTTCGTCTGACGGTGCGGAAACGACCGTTGCAAATATCGTTGGTATTCTCGCAGATCGCGACGCAATGGGGCTGTACAAGGAAGAGGAGGACGTACTTACAACGCCGGTCAACGCTCGCGGAATGTACTACAATACGTTTTGGCATCTGCAGCGGAATTACCTCAACGACCTTTCAGAAAACTGCGTGATTTTCACGCTGAACTAAAATGATCGAGATTAAGTTATACACGTTTTCCAAACGTCGAAACTCCACCGGAAGGCCCACCGCGGAAACTTCCGGGGAGACCTTCGACGTTGTGCTTAAAAGTCCGACCTCGTACCGCACTCCGGCGTTCATCATTCAAAAATCCGGAGGCTTCCCGTATAACTATGCGACCTGGGGAGATTGGTACTATTTCATTGACGATGTCATTTCAATCGGTAATGAACGTTTTGAGGTCCGATGTTCCCTGGACATCCTGGCGACGCTGAAAACGGAAATTATGGCAACGAGCGCTTTTGTTCTCTATGATACTGCGGCCAACTCCGAAATACCGGACATCAGACTGTCAACAGTCACTACGCGCGGAATCCGGAGCGCCTCCGGCGCTTTTATGTCGCTCGGCCAGGTGGACCCGTCCGCCGCTATAGTGGTGATGGGTATCACAAGCGAAAATGGTGTTTCATTTTTCGCAGTTGACCAGGACACGGCGTCAACGCTGCTGCACGAAATTAACGACCAGACTCTCGACACGCTTTTTCCGCCCGTGGAGTATGATCCTGACAGTGATACGTTGGAAGATATTATTGGGTGGCTCGTTGATATGCTCGCGACCGGATTCCGCAAAATGTTTTCCGCTGGGACGGCGCCGAACTGCATCACCTGCGCAAAACAGCTCCCGCTTACATTAGGCGCGGCACATGGCAATTCGCAAAGTATTACGCTCGGACAGTTTCCCACAAGTAAACGTGGAATTGAAATTGACCGGCGTGTGTATGTCGATACTCTTTCAATTTCTATCCCCTGGCCGTTTTCAGACTGGCGGCGCCGCGCTCCGTATACGGAACTCTATTTGTATTGTCCCTATTTTGGGATGGTTGCCCTTCCAACGGAGAACCTGATTGGCGAAGGTGTAATCACGATTGAAGCCACAATCGACCTCCCGACGGGGGAAAGCATTTTCGAGGTATACGGTAACAGCACGAATTATTACGTTGGCTCCTATTCGTCAAATATTGGCGGACAATTTGCGATTGGCGCGGCCGGTGTCGATGTTACGCGCGGCGCGACATCTATTGTGGGGGCGACCGTGGCCGGGGCCGCAATCGTAGCTACGGGCGGGTCGGCGGCATCCATGGCGGCGAAGCTCGGCGCGGCAGCTATTTCCGGAATTATAGGCGGTAACACTCCGTCGGCCTCTACAATCTCCGGCGGAGGGGGAGGGGCCGCTCTGGGACTCCGGAACATGAGTTATATTTTTGCAATTTCGCATGATACCAACGTCGAACCGGCGAGCGTTTCGGCCGTGATCGGTACGCCAACCATGGCTACAAAACAGATCGGGACACTCACGGGATTTGTACAAACGCGCTGCGCGTCTGTATCCGCTCCGCACTATGGCGGCGTGGTGGACGAATGCAATGCCCTGTTGGACGGAGGTGTTTACATTGAGTAAAGTTGCTTTTAAAGACCTGGTGAGGAACTTCTTCGCTACCCGCCCGCGTGACGTGGATGGAGTGGCGAACGCCTCCGCGATATATTACCAAAATTTCCTGATGCGGAAAATCTTCGGCCATTTCGAATTCAGCGGGTGGCCGGAGAAGTGGCCGGAACAGGATTATGCTATGCTGCAGCTTTTCCGTCGTGGTTATTTTGCCATAGTGGACGCCGGGACCGGTCCCGTTCCGCTGAAATGCGGGTTTTCTGGAAATAATGCCTGGAACCGGCCCACCACTATAGTTATTGCCAATCATGTTCTCGGTTCCTTCACTCGCGAAATTGACGTGGACGGCGCCCTCATCCGATTACAATATGATTATGGTGGTATTGACACGCTGCTGCAGCGATATGCGACCCTGCTTGCAATGTGCGATTCATCCATTTCGGTAAACCTTTTAAACGCTAAAGCTGCTTTCTTCGCTTTTGCGGAAACAAAAGCGCAGGCGGAATCCTTCAAAAAGATGTACGATATGCTTTCAATGGGAGAGCCGGCCGTTTTTATGAAGGGCGACCCCACTATGAAGGATCAGATAGTTTTCAACAACGTAAAGCAGAATTTCGTTGGCGACCTCGTTAACGACCTGAAAAACCGCATTATTGACGAATTTCTGACGGAGATCGGAATCCTCTCGGCAAACACGGAGAAAAAGGAGCGCCTGATTATCACGGAAGCGGAGAGCCGGAAGGAGGAGGCCGCCTCGAATGTGCTGCATTGGTTGAAAACAGTTAACGATACTTTAAAAGTCGCAAACCGCATATTCTCGCTCGACCTGAGTTTTAAGGAAATCAAGGTGGAGCAGGAGAAGGAAATCATGGTGGACGGCGAGGAGGTGAAACCGGATGAACTTCCAAAACCTGGTTGATTATGGCCAGGGCTTCGGCATTGATGTTCTGGGCGGCGTGGAGATTCCGGACGCGCTGAACGTCGAGACATTGAAAAGCCTGATTATGATCCGCTGCGGCCTGCAGACGCCGCTTTATTCAGAGCCTCAAACTATGGCGGACGCGATCGGAAAGTGGTTCAATGTCAACGCCTGGGGAATCCGCAGAATTATTTCTCTGTCGCAATCTGTTTATGATCCGCTGGAGAATTACCGGCGTCATGAGAGCGCATCCGGAAGCAGCTCCGCCACCGGAGGCCGGACCGTATCACGCTCGCGCGACGAATCGGAGACGATTGAAGACGTCGGCAACATTGACGATAGTTATACCAATGAGACGGAGAAAAAGGTCAGCGCGTTCAATGAGTCGGATTATTCTCCGGAGTCCCAGACCGGTACCACCGGAAGTAATAATCGCGACATTGATAATAGCCGGACCCGTGGCACAAAAGAAAATATCATTGACACTGAAAACAATAACAAAAGTGAAACCGACAGCCGAACAGCTACCATATACGGGAATATCGGGACAATGACAACACAGGAGATGTTTAATCAGGAAATTGACCTGCTCGACCGGTTCAACCCTTATGAGTGGATTGTTGACAGGATGGAGCACGAATTATTTCTCCAAATGTGGTGAGGAGGTGAAAACGTGGCGTTTTTCGAATTTCCGCATACCCGGACCTATGACAACGACCTCGGATGGTTAATTAAAAACGCAACGAGTCAAGAGGAAGCCATAAAGAAGATAACGGCATGGATCGAGCGCGAAGAATCGACCATTGCGGACCTTCAGCAACTGCTTGATAACATCGAGGGCGGTATCTTTCCGGAAGAAATCGCAAATGCAATAAAAGCGTATATCGTCCGGAATTTCTACGATATCGTGGGCGATATGATTAAGATGGTCTTTTTTGGCCTGACAGATTCCGGATACTTCGTTGCGTATATTCCGGAGTCCTGGGACGAAATCACATTCAAGACAAGCAACTACGATGAAACCGTTCCGAGCGTGGCATATGGTCACCTGATTCTTGATTATTGATGGGAGGTAAATAATGAGACAGTACATAGGGGCGCGATATGTGCCTAAATTCTATGAAAATTCGGACGGTACGGCGGCGTGGAAAAGTGGCGTCGAATATGAGCCGCTGACAATCGTGACTTATAACGGTAACTCGTACACGTCTAAACAGACTGTGCCGGCGAACGTAGGTAACCCCTCCGCAAATCCGGCCTACTGGGCCGCCACCGGAATTTATAATCAGCAGATCGCGGACCTTACACAGCGCATGGGAACCGCGGAAGCACAAATTGAGTCCATCAATGACCGAATTGAAAACGTTGAAGCGGAGCAGTTAATTATCATCGCTGATTCCTACGGTGAAGCGCGCGGGACCGGCACAAACCCATTCATTGATCGCATGGCGGATGCTTTCCCGGACAAACGCGTGTTTACTAACGCCCTGGGCGGTCGCTCACTCGCCCAGAGAAGCAACCCCGCGTATGATACATATCAGCATGGCATCGCGCTTGTTGTGAACAACGAAACCGCGCTCGACCTCTCCGCGCCTACTGACATTTATCTCGTGGGCCTTATCAATGATTCGCTTGCGGAACTTGACATTGCGGACATTCGAACGGCTATGGCGTCCCTGTTCAATTATGTCACGTCCACGTTCAGCGGAAAAATCAGAATCATTTATGTTCCCTGCGGTGCATATATGATTAGCACCACCGCGCAGCAGTCCCGCGCGTTATATTACGCCCAGGAAAAAGAAACTATCCATTCGAGCGGGAGAGTCACGGTAAACTGGATTGACAACGCCGCGTTCCTTCTTCTCCGGGCCGATTATCTTAATGAAGATATGTTACACCCGTCATTCTCCGGACAAAATGCAATCTATGAAATGATGGTGAGACTCGTCCGGCGGGAGCCGTTCAATGTGCAGCATGTAATGCGCATATATGATGCGAATAATCTGGAGATCGGCGCGGCATACCTTGACAACGCGACTTGTATGTTCAAATTCAAAGGTAACACACACAGCATGAGTCTCGCAGGACTGGTTATGTCTACTGAAGCGATCAGCGGAACGTATCCGCTTCGCGGGTCCGGCCGGCACATGATCGGACTTAGCAACGTTGTTATGATGACAGACGGCGCCGGAGGTGTGAACGTACCGAACGCAAACTTCTACATTGAGAACGGCGTGTTCAACGTGCGCGCGTATGATGCGGCGACCGTGGCCGGTAAAAATCAGGTGGTGTTCAATCAGATTCAGGTCCCAATGAGTTCATGGTGCATCTAACCCAGAAAAGATCGCGGCCCCTCTACGGAGGGGTCTTTTATGTCCGGGACCGGCAGGGCGAACATTTATTCGACATCATGCTAACGCTGTCAGTCCACGTGAAACATCGGCGTGATAAAATACGATGTTTCACAGTTATCCACAATGGGGAAAAAGTTATCCACAAAGTTATCCACAATATAATGGG